TTCCAGACGTACAGGACCACTTGACGGACTTCCGTGGGCACGGGCCAGACGATCACCTTGCCCAGCGGGTACGCCTGCTCATAGTACAACCACACCGGCCACGCGGAAGCGAGTCCTTTGAGCCGAATGTCCTGGTACTGCGCATCCGTCAGCACCTGCAGCGGGATTTCCAGCGTGGGGGTCAATGTTTGGACAATCAGCCCCGCCCGTTCGATCCGTACAGGCCGTTCGATGTTCCAATTGCCGCCTATGCCAATCGTATAGGTGCCCTGGCTCGCCACCAGACTGAAGACAGTCCGGTCAATCGCATACACCATCAAGGAGTCCAGACGCCAAGCGGCCAGCATCTGATTGAAGACGCGCAAAGCATGCTGAGCCGTAGAGGCAGGGAGGGGCTGCCCCGCGCTGTGCACCCCGCAGAGGCCCAGCGCATCTTCAAGCAAAAGCTGGGTGAAAATGGCCATGCAGTATCCCCTGCGCCATTTACGGCGTCCGGTAGCCGCCCAGCGCATTCGCTAAGGCTTCGATGGTATCATCGTTGATCACACGCAGAATGAGCCAACCGTTCCCCTCCACAAACACCGCAGAGACCGCGATCGTGAAATTGACGGCCTGGATGGCCGTAAAACTATTGAGGGCCGTGATGGCCGTCGCGTTCGTCGTTTCCCCGGCCGCGTCCGTGCCCGCGGTTAGCAAGGCCAGCACGCCTCCTGTCATAGCCACCGTGCCGACCTTGGCCGTCAAGGTCGCATCCTTTGAGGCCGTGCTCGACGGGAGTAAGGCGGTGTAAGCATACGAGATCAGCCGCCCCTTAAAGCCTGGGGTCAGACCCACAGTGATGGCGTTGGTCAGATTGGCCAGATTGACAAACAACGCGATATCGTGCATGCCAATGCCCGCCGCGAGTGTCGCGGCCAGGCCGAGTTCACTGGATTGACTATTCGGTGCCGTCATTTATCCTGGTCTCCGTGTCCGGCCTACCTCCGTAGCAGGCGTGTCTTTGCCGTGGTCACCGCCCAAAGCGGTGACCAATTCCGTGACTTGTCTTTCCACCGTGGACAGCCGGCGCTGAAAATCCTTCAGCACTTCCGCCCCCAGGTCGGGGTGGCGCGCGTCGACGGCCAGAAGGCTGGCGTCGATGTGGGTTGTCTGATCGGACATGCGTTGCTCCAGCAGCGCCAGCGCGCCTTGCAGCGCCATGCGCTCAGCATGGCCTTGCTGGAGTTGCTGCTGCATCCCGTCCACAAGTCCCTGGGTCCGCAAGACCCATTCGACGGTGACTCCCCTAGCCGCATCCATCCCTAGGGGCATGGCCCCGGCCATGTTGATTGGGGATGCTGGACGCTCGGGATGCGTGATCGTGCCAAACTCGCCAGGATTCTCCTTCCAGCCCCGCTTGCGGAGGTCCGACTCGTGCAAAAACGAGTCGGTAATCACCCCATTTTTTCCGTCCGGCGGTTCGTAGAGCCACCGCGGGGTAAAAATCAGCGGTTGTTCGGCCATAGTCACTCCTTGTTGAGATAGCCCGCCGTGCCCTTGCGGAGACGACCATTTATCTGTGTGTACTAAGAGGCGATACGGCACGCCAGCTCGGGGTATACGAGCAAATAGCCATATATCACATCCAGCCTAGTTCCAGACAGATCGTTCACCCCGTCATAGTACCGCACAATACGAATACTGATGCCGCTGTCCGGATCGCTCACGCGCTCCGACTCCACCGCGCCAGGCGGCCGTTCTAGATCGGCCATTCCCAGCACCACGCCGCTCGGATGAAAGGCGATGTCTTGGGGGGTCACCACGTTCGCCGCTCCCACCACCGTGAGCAGGGCGCCGTCGGCCGGTGAGGCGGTTACGGTTTGGAACTGGACCGGCAACCCCGTGATGGGGTCGGGTGGCGTGATCGCCGGATAGATGCTAATAGTCATGTTCCCCGACCCATCGGAAATCCCAGGCGCCCGTACCACAAAAAACCGCAGCTTCCCCGTGCTCTGGCGCGTCTGGGGGTTCACCGCATACACCCCCGCGATGGTAAACACATCCCCTTCGAGGAGCCGCGTGGCAATGGACCCCGTCCATCCGTTAGTCACGAGGGACGACCCGACCTGGCTCGCCCCGTTGACCGCGGGCGTGCCCCCGAGGGCTCCGACCGTGTGCGTGGCAACATTCTGGCTCTCGTACCAGTCGAACCCTCCCGTCGCCTTGCCCATCATCCCTGTCCGATACTGATCCGCAATCGCCGCCTGCGGATTAAAAATGAGCTTGTTCGCCGCCACAATGGTGGCCATGCTGGTAGGGTTCAGCACCATGCAGCGCTGCTGATCCTGGGGGGTCGCCTCATCGGACATGAGCGCCCCGGCCTGGAGATAGGTCAGGTAATCGCTCGGCACCGTGCCGGGCGTGCCCACAATGTTCGGAATCTGCTTATAGAGCTGGAGCCCGTCATAGTCGATTTTATTGGCCACCACCGCGACCGACGGCTCTAAGTACCGCCTGGCAAAATCGTCCATGGAGAGGGTGTAATCCACGCTCGTGAAGTTCATATCCACGCCGAATTGGGTGGTCAGTGTGAGCGCTTTGTAGGTCTCATTGATATCGTCGAACTTTGCCACGCGGCCCGTTCGGCCTACGGGACGAATCGGCATGCGGACGTTGATCGTGTTGCCAATTTTGGCCCCAGTACGGGCAAACTGGCCGTCATAATCGCGGTTGACATTGCCCGCAAAGCGCAGGCTGTTCTTCAGAATGAGCGCGGCTTTGTAGGTGATTTCCGAAATAGTGAGCAGGGTATTCCCGGCCATCGAAATCCTTTCGCTGCCTACCCCCGGGCCGCGCGTATACGCGCCCGTTCGAGGCGTTCATAATCTCCCAGGGAAATGCCCGGCTGAAAGCTCAGGATCGGCGACGTCCCCTCAGCACCGACCGGGTGCAGTGGGGCCGGCGGCGGCTCGCGGCTATTCGCCGCGCGGGGAGGCACCGCCGGCGCGCCCGGATTCAGTCGGGCCTCCAGCAATCCCAACCACCGCGCTGCCGCAATCGGGTCAAGCTGATTCAGCGTCTGCACATCCACAGGGTGATTACCTAAGTGATAGAGGAGCGCGGCCCCATCTGGGCTCGCACGCATATAACGATTGAGGGCAGGCACCAGACTGTCGGCATAGCCGGCCTGGTTCGCCACCTCATCAAAATCTTCGTAGGTGTTCCGTCCTTTGTGCACCAGCTGGTCCCACTCGGTCTGCGCGGCCCGCGCCACACGAGCTGCCGTCTGCTGCTGGGTCTCCCGTTGCTCTGCCTGACGTAACGCCACGGCTTCCTCCCGCGCCCCCCACCGACTCAGCGCGACAATGTAGTCGTCATGGGAGACAAACCCCGAAGGATCGGGCCGGAGGTTCGCTGCGGGTACCGCAGGCGAGAGCGGTCCTGGCTCTGGACCTTGGGGCTGCCCTTGCCGCAGTTGCTGCGAGAGCACGTCGATCTGGGCTTGGAGTCGGGCCGTCTCGGCCTTCTGCCGTTCATTCTCCCGGATGAGCCGAGACACAAAGGGACGATTGGCTTTGCCTTGCTGGGCCTGGAGTGCCGCTTCTTCCTCAGAGCCAGCGGCGGGCGGCTCGGAAGCCGCGGGAGGGGTTGTCTCGCCTGGCGGAGCCTCAGCCCCCGGCGGGATGATCGTCACTGGGGCATCCACTACAGGCGCGCCCGGCTCGGGCGGCAAGGTGAAGCCACTAGCGAAAAGGGGCTCGGACATAGGGTCCACTCCTATGGAGGCCGCCCCGAAGACTGGAGGCGTCACAGCGTTGGGAAAACTTGAGAGCGCTTATCTGCCGTCTGAGGCGGGTGGCGGCAGCCCTGGCGGAGGCTCCATCTGGGAAACGACTGGAGGCCTCGACTCGCTCGGTCCCCGCATCGACTCTGCCTGTTCTAATTTCACCAGATAGGGTAGCATAGTTTCCAGATAGCCTGCAAGACTCGCCACTTGTTGCTGCACCGCGAGCAGTCCTCCCTGCCAGTCGGGCGCTGGGGAAACTGAGGCGTGCTGGTGCTCGGCATAAAACTTCTCTCGGTCCCAGGCAAGCTTCAAGCGCTCCAGATCCATTTTCACCTGATCCATTGCCCGCTGTTCAGCGACCTTTTGCTCGTCAATCTAAACTTT